GAACATAATCAGACTACAGGAGAAGGCTAATGGACAGAACCCAGGCTAGTAACTATGCGGCAATTGCCAAGATTCGCAATCGGCAGTTCAAAGAAGAACAGCTTGGAAGTCTTGGTACCTTCTACCGCGATACCGCCGCAGGGTATCAGAAGAAACTGCAGGAATCCGCTAAGGAGATGCAGAAGTGGAAGGACATTTGGGACAACAGATTCGCTAGGGCAGAAGAGCAATACCTCTCTGCCTATAGAGACGCTGTTTACAAAGACAAGTTTCAGAACAAGAACATCGAACTTCGCAAGCAACAGGCCATGACAGGATCCAATGATCCACTGATGGCTGAGTGGGATGCATTCCAAGCAGCCAAGACCGTCGAGGATATGGAACGTTTGTACGGTACTAAGTACAGACCAAACGTGGCCAACACTGGTATGCTTGCCTATGCCAAGGATTCCGCATACAACCAAGGACAAACCGTTGTACTTGGCAGAATCCTAGATGCAACAGGAAAGCGAAAGTCATACGAAGATATCATCAAAGGTGATACCTCTGCGCGTGGCAATCGCTTCCTGTTGGCGCAGGAGGCGGATCAGATGATGAGGAATCAGTTCGACTATGACGATATTAATCAGACATATACTTCATACCAATCACGATTTGACGCAGAGCAAGCTGCCCTAGCAAAGAGAAACGAAGAAGCCAGAGCTAGATTCCTAGAAGAAAAGAATCAAGCACTCATGGCTGCGGAAGCTTCCGCTTATCGTGGGGCATCATACACAGAGAAACCACTATAAGGAGAACCTATGGGCGGTACACCAAATATTGACGGTGGCATGTCATATACAGAAAGACAACAACTCCTCAAGGAAGAAAGAGAATTCCAAGCGGAGCAAGAAGCAAGTAGAAGAGCGCAAGCTCTTGAAGACGAGCGCAAGCGTGAAGAGGAAGCCCGTGCAGAACGGGAACGCTTGGCTCAGGAAGAGGCAAATAGAATTGCCGAGATCAATCAGGCTGAGGAAGCCGTGATTGAGGAATCAAAAGCAACCGAAAAGAAGTCCGATCTCAAGAAGGTTTCATTCTATGAAGCCTTGGGTAAGGGCGTTAGTTCGGAGAAGCCGCTGTGATTCTACAAGAACGATATCGCATCCTAGATGGCAACCGTACAAGTAAGCTAGATAGAGCGCGGTACTGTTCAATGCTGACCATACCAACCATTCTTCCTCCCGAATCTTGGGATGAAGGACGGGCTTTGCCACAACCATACAGCAGTGTAGCTAGCCGTGGAGTAACATCCTTGGCTAGCAGAATGCTTAGTGCGTTGATCCCCCTGAATGATGCACCGTTCTTCAGGTTCGCCCTGAAGGATGGATCCTTTGCACCACAAGAGGTTGATTCGTATCTAGAGACAGTGGCATATCAGGTATACCGTAAGATGGTTTCGACCAACCTACGCGAATCAGTATATCAGGCACTGCAGAATCTAATCATCACAGGCGATGTCCTGATGATGATGGATGACAACTACTTCTATACCAACTATCGGTTGGATCAGTACGTTGTCCAAAGAAACATCATGGGTGAGGTCATCGAGGTGATTCACCTAGAGTACGAGGTAGTCGATCCCGATGACGTTCGTTACGATCAGTCATCCATCGAATACCGTCAGGGGTACTGCACATACTATTGTCAGTACATTAAGGATGATGAAGGTCACTGGTACTACCGAAAGGAACATGCCAACGGTGATCTCCACAGTGATGGTGTGTACATTGTACCGCCATTTGCAATCCTACGTTGGTTCTCTATCCCTGGAGAGAACTATGGTAGATCACATTGCGAGGATATCCTTGGAGACCTTAGGTCTCTGGAGTCCTACACCAAGTCACAGATCGAAGGTCTTGCTGCTTCAAGTTCCTTCTGGATTGCCATTGATCCCAATGGTGTGACCGAGATAGATGACATTGCAACTCAGAGAAACGGTGCATTCGTTGCCGCACGGCAGCAGGATGTCTTCACCATTTCTCCAGCTGCAACAATGAATCCACAGATTCAAGCAGCATCAGCGGCTGTCGAGAACATGAGACGGGAGATTGGTCAGGCATTCCTAATGACTGGTCAGGCTATACCATCAGGTGATCGCGTTACCGCTACGGCTGTGAGAATGATTGGTTCGGAACTAGAGACTGTTCTAGGTGGTGCCTTTAGCTCCATTGCAAGAACACTTATGGAACCAATCGTAAAGAGATGCATCGTACAGATGCTCAATGATGGATTGCTTGAAGAAGGTCTAGAGGAACAGTTCTTCTCAGAAGATGGTACCTTGGATCTCCACATCATCACTGGTCTACAGGCACTGAGTCGTGACTCAGATCTACAGAAGCTAATGCAATTGGGTGAGATGGTTCGCAACCTACCACCCGAAGCTGTATCTACATTCAGATGGGATGCCTATGCTTCCCAGCTAATCACTTCTCTTGGCTTCGATCCACGTCAGTGGGTACGCAGCGAGGAAGAGGTACGCGAGATGCAGCTCCAGCAACAGGCTCAGAAGGCTCAGCAAGCGACCGCCCAGACCACCGCAGGGGCAATCGGCTCCAGCATGGCTCAGGCAGCGGGCAACGCCGCTACGACTGCCCTGCAGTCACCTGCCGTACAGGCACAGGCTCAGCAAGCACTACAGGGTGTTGACCTACAGGCAATGATGGGAGGAATGCAATGACATTCAGAGCATCAGCCGCCAGTAATCCAGCCCTGAAGAATGTTCAGTATGTTGAGTTCTATATCAGTGGAACAGAAACAACTTTGGTTGTAAACAAAAGCCAGATGGTTGGTAGATATACTACTTTGACTAATGCACGGGAAGCACTTGAGGGAATCCTGATTAAGAATGGCGCAAACTTACTTGCTTCCAGCAGATTAACAGATCTTAATAAGAACTTGATCTATTTGGATTCAACGTTTGTATTGACTCCGTCTTCACTGCCAAACTGGGTAGATAATAACCTCAGTATAGAAGATGGACTCTTAAACTACGTGGGAGCACAGCAAAGATTACAATCATGCACTGCTCCTGTTTTGTTGACATTTACTTCTTCAAATCCCTTGGTTGATCTCTATGCAAAACAAAGTGTAGCAGTTGTTCCAACTAATTCTAGTATATCACCAGATCAAGATGGATATACCAAAGTAAATGGAACAATTCCATTCCTAGTCGATGTTGGTTTCTTTGTAAGACTAAAGGGAAAATACCTTGGTAGTCTTACTGGAACGCCAGGATCTACTACACTAGCAACCTCAACAATAACAGTAACTAACAAAACAACAAACACATTGTTGGATACCTTTGTTATTACGGTTTCAGAATTCAACACACCATAACAATGCCTTTACTTATTTATAATCCTGCGGTACATGATACCGCAAATGTTGCAATAGAAAACGCTACTGGTTATTCAGTGTGGGGAGCTTGCTGGGATTCAACTGGAATAACTTCTACAAGTCGTTCAATTGTTCCAATGATACGAATGATTGAATCAACCAATAGAAGAAGAACGCTAGATAACACAAACCTACCAACGCTGGCAACTGGAATTCAAGATTCCTTTGCCGCACTAAGAGCACAGCCAAGTAGTCGGCGCGTTTTATTTCCCAACTATCTACAAGACGATGGTATTGGTGGAAGAGATTTAGATAACTTTACAAACTACAGAAATAATGTAGAGACTAAAGTACAGATAGGTGCTACTAACTGGGACTCTCCGTTTCAGTTTTCAGCTACCTCCACCAACACACAGACTTCAGAAGCTGCTGCTTATTGGGCAGCGTATTTAAATGGGGTAGAGCAAAACAACGCACACTTTGTAGACATCATAGATGACTATGAGAGTCATGCTGCATGGAGTCTAGGTGGAAACCGTTTAACTGGTGGTACCCTAGCAGCGTGGGAAGCTCCAGGAGATGCACGTCTTATTGAAGCAGTTGTTACAGACTCACGGTTTACAGATACGTTTACACACGGTGATATGCTTAGAGGTAAAAGTTGGGCAAACATCGTTCAAGAAACTTTCCTAAGCCTAACAGGAACAACCGCAACACACACAACAATCATGGCAGATTGGTTTGGTCGTGTTTCTCCAATTAACTTCATGCTTCCTTGGGGTGTACCCAACAATTACTATGCCTTTGAAAAGGCACTAAGACAGGTATCTGAAGTTCACCGAGTAGAAAGAATTTTTAAACCAGTGCTAACCAAGCCTTGGTTTACAGGTACTTACTCTAACTACGATACCTACAATAACACACACTCAGAGTGGAAGTTTCTAAGAAACGAAAACACTCACTATGGTCTTCTTGGTGGATTGTTGCACACATCTCCAAAGGTTGTTCCTTGTCCCGTTCTATACGGAGCCATCGATCAAGCTGCAAACTGGGGTTTTAAATCCTCACCAGTTTCGGAAATGGATTTCTTCCAACTACAAGCCCCAGGAGCTGGCGTTACCGCTTATGCAAACCTAGCCTATCAGGGCTTTGTAATGGATATGCAAAGTCTTCGTTCTGTCATTCGGGCTAATGTCGGCAGACCATTCAAGGTCTACGTCAGAAACCCAGCAGACACAACAGACAACGTCAGATATCATATTGATCAACGCTATTGGAAGGAAATGATATTTCATGCCGCACTGAGTGGCTGTAATCCATTTGCCTATTTCCAAGGAGAGTTCAACTCCACGCAACCACTACATGATTGCTTACATGAACTAAGAGCACTAAGTAAAAACGGAACATTCAAAGCATGTTCCAATACTACAGCGGATCATACCACTGCCAGTGATCTTGTTCCCCTCAAGGAAGTACATGAAAAGGGTTTTGTTAGTGGCGGAAGAATCTGTAGCGGATCCTTGTTAGGATCCAAGATGTGGAGAGTTACCGTACCGCCACAGATAATTGGTGGTACAGGAGGAACCAGCGTAAATATTACAGCTGGCTCTACTACAGAAACAATAACTGTCTCCAGTACATCAAGAGGTTTTTGGTACCTCTCAGACAGCAGACCAATAATTAATTCAATCTCAGGAATTTAAAATGTCAGACACACAAGAACCAACGACTCCACCACAGGTGGAACAATCTGCGGTTACAACGGATCCCGTCATTGCCCGCGAAGCGCAGGCTTTCGAGACTTATGTAAACGCAAATAGTGTACCAGTACCCGACAACTTCAAGTCAGTCGGTGATTGGTTCAATGCACTTAAGTCCGCGCAAGGTGAGTACACCAAGGCACGACAGGAAATTTCAAATCTAAAGAAGCAGATCCCGCAACAACCAGTTGTCGAGAAGCCAGCTCAGGAGCAACCTGTGGAACCCCCAGTTCCAAAGATTCCAGAGGAACTGCGTATTCCCGACAAGCCAGTAGTTACGGAGACACCCGCTTCGCAAGCAGCAAAGGTACTTACTCAGGAAGAGTGGTCCAAGTATTCGACCGAGTTCACCGTTAACGGCAATCTATCAGACGATTCTCGTAAGGCGATCAAGGAACGACTAGGCGTACCAGACTTCGTGATTGATGACTTTATGCAGGGACAGAAGGCTCGCTTGCAGAATGCCTATGCAGAAGCAGCCAATAGAGTAGGTGGCAAGGATACTCTTGCCCGCGTATTCGATTGGGCTAGTAAGAACTTGACTCCTCAGGAGCAAGCTACGGTCAACGCTTCGCTGGCAACACCTTCTTGGGAGGTAACACTATTGGGTCTGAAGACCAAGTATGAGTCTTCATTGGCTACCAAAGTTACCGCAAATGAACCAGTCAAGACAGGAAAGACCGTAGGTCAGGGTACCGCAAACACAATTAATACCCTACCATATGGAAGCAAGGCTGAGTTCTACACAGAGCGTTCGGATCCACGCTTCAAGAATGATCCAAAATTTAGACAAGCCGTAGAGTTACGGATGTCTAGAACAAACTTCAATAATCTAAGATAAAGGAAAATAAATTATGGCAACAGTAGGCGATCTAGCAGCAAGTGATCTAGTTTATAGAACAGATGTAGCAGCGGGTCTTTCAGGTCCACTCGCAGGTGCAAACAAGCTTTGGCTTAGCATCTGGAGCGGCGAAACCATTCACGCATACGACGAGTACAACATGTTTGAGTCACTCGTTGAGTCTCGCGTAATCAGCAATGGCGTTTCAATGGAGTTCCCAGTAACTGGTACCATTGCACTAAAGGCTGCATGGGAAGCTGGTCAGGAACTCGTCGGTAGTTCCACAGATTCGGCATCAACCACCTTTGCCGTCAAGCTTGACAAGCGTCCAATCGCAGCTCACTTCGAAATCGACAACGTCGATCTCATGCAGACCCAGTGGGAGTTCCGTTCAGAACTCGCACGTCAGGCTGGTCTAACCCTTGCTAATGCACGCGACAAGCAGATTGCTGCTTATATCGCCCGTGCTGCAATGGAGCCAACCCTAACTAGCGATCCTCGTGCACTTCCAGCTGGTCCAGTATTCCTCTCACCAAACTTTGATGATCTTGGTGCGACTATCAACGCAGCCGCAAGCCAGACTGCAAGAGCTACAGCTGCTCTTGAGGCACTCAAGGCTTGTGAGGATTTCGTTGTATACCTCCAGACCATCAACGCTCCAACCGATGGCGTTTACCTCGCCGTCACCCCACGCGCATTCCAGGACATCCGTGCTCTTGGTGTTGCAAATACTCTAGCTTCTGCTCAGAATATGCAGCCAATGTTCGGCGGCGTTGCTCAAGCTGGTGGTCTTGGTGCGGCTCTTACCCAGGGTCTCAACAACCTCACCGACACTCTTCAGTACATGGGTGTTACCATCATCAAGAGCAATCACCTTCCAGTATCCAACTTTAGCGGCATTGGTGAAGCCCGTTACAACCTCACCTTTGGTAATGCTGGTATCGTTGGTCTCATCTTCCAGAAGAGTTGCGTAGCTTCTCTCAAGCTTCAGGGTCTAAAGGTAGATACCGTTGATGACGTTCGTCGCAACACCACCTTCACTGTTGCAAGCATGATGGCTGGTACTGGCGTTCTTCGTCCAGAGTGTGCAGCTGTTCTTGTCGGTCCAACCGCATCGAACACTGGCGCATTCGTAGATGGTACTGGTAAGCTCTTTAGCGATGCTAGCAACGTTGTAACTCAATGCGACGCGGCAAATACTGGTGGTTCCGAGGCTCTTCAGGCTCGTAAGGAACTTCGTGCCCTCACTGGCATGACCGCAGAGTTCGTAGTAACCGCAGGCACTGGCTTCCCATACGTCTAAATAAACTAGACTTGGGAATCGTAATTCTTTGCATTAGTTTTACAAAGACTTTAGCCAGAAGGGTTGCGGTGATCAGAAATCTCCTCCATGTGCCCCAGCATATGGTTGTATACGCCCATTCCCCCTTAAGTGGGGGAGTGGGTTTTTCATTTATCCCCAACAGAAAGGAATCATCTATGGGATATTTATCAAAGCTAGACGCAGTTAACATGATGATGCTTAGTGCAGGGGAAAGCTTGGTTGCCGACCTTGAGGAAGCATCAGGCATTGATACTGGTATTGCAGAGTTTCTGCTAGACCAGCACAGCCTTGAGCATCAGCTCCGAGGTATCGCAGAAAACAAATTCACCAAGAAGATTGAACCAGACGAAAATGGACACATTCTTCTTGGCTATCCAAACAATGACTATGAGGGTGTCCTTGAGGCATCCTTGCAATCTGTCCACTATAATGAGGATCGTATTCTCATCAAGGCAAGAGCGACAGAAACCAATCCACCCCGTCTATACAACATGACGGATGAGACTGATGTGTGGGTTGATACCGAAGAGTATTGGGTAAGCATTACTGCTTTGCTCAAGTGGGAGAAACTAGATACCACAACTCAACGTGCAATCCTTGCCAGTGCAATGCGTCGATACCAGATGCTGACACAGGGTGACAGAATCACCGATCAGTTGTTGGCACAGGAAGAGCAGCTCAGTAAGATCAAAGCCAAGGCAAACGACATCTCCGACAAGCGGAGAAACCTATTGGCTAATTCCGATGCCGCTACTCGTTATCCCTACGGATGGAATAGACGGTACTGGAATGGAGGCTTCTGATGGCAGAGCCAAGAATCATCCCCATCTACACACTTAGTGGTGGTGTATCACGACAGCCCGCATCAAAGAGAACCCCATACCAAGCTGAGAACCTAGACAACTGCATGGTTTCCTTGGAGAGATCGGTCGAGAAGAGACCTGGATTCTCCATGCTTAGTGGAACCAGCACATATGATCTATCGTTTCTACCAAGCACCGCAGATCCACACTTTACTTGGTACCAACTAGATAGAAACAACCGATATCTTATTATTGTGGATCGAAATGCAACCAGCGCAGCTAGTAAGCTGATCTATGCCCTACAGGTAACAGAGACTGGTTGGATCAATAAGACATCAGACACACAATGGGATCCCGATGATCCATCTTTGGCTTGGGATGGTATCACACCCTCCTCTATTCCAGTAGATGACGTTAGATTCCCAATCTTTGACCTTGCTACCCTCAGTGGTGGCGGCACAACTCACGAAAGATATACCCAACTACTTAGTCAGGGTACCGTGGATGCTGCATCAAGAGAGTACATGACCTTTGGTACTGGTAAGACTAGAGAAGTTCTCAAGTCTTTGCAGCTTGGTACCAACACCTTGTACCTGAATACCAAGGTATACGCTGGCTTTACCAGCGGAACCAACGGCAAGACAATCAATCTAAACGGTACAGAAACAGATATTGATGACCCCCATGGCAGTAAGGTAACCTACTTTACTAGCCTTCGGGTCATTAAGACTTTGGATGGTCGCCTATATCCCTCTACTCACGTTCTTCGTGAGGGTGAGGAACTAGACCCAAACTTCCCAGCGCAGTTCATTCCCGTAGAGGACTATGTCTACGGAGATTTTGAGAAGCCTTGGCTGGGTCAATCAGTTAGAAACTTTGGAGAACTTCGGTTCCCACCAGACAACAATGACTTCATTGTTCTCAACTCCAATCTGGACACAGATCCAGATGATACAACCGCAAGGGATATGTTGAGAACTTTCTACGATCCTTTGACCCAGTATCCCGATGTGTTGGATGGTCGTGGTAAGATCTATTTCTGCGACGCACCATACCTATCTTTGGATGCTGGATACTACAGGATTGTTTCTATTCCAGAAGGAAACGAGATAACCGTAGATACAGTTCTAGTAACGGGTACAGGTAAACCCTATACCCAGAAGGTAAGAACACCAGACATCTGTTCGGTCATTGACAAGCGTAGAATGCCACAGAGATTGACCCTAGTTAACGGTACATTCCGTCTAGAGCCAATCAATTGGTCGGCTAGAACAGTTGGTGATAGAACAACCAACCCAGGTCCATCGCCATTCCTAACGGAAAGTGGCGAAGCCAGACACGTTCAGCTTACATCCTTGGCAAACTTCAGAGACAGACTATTCTTCTCATCAGGAGATGTTGTATTCTCCTCTCAGATGGGAGTCCTAGAGGATCTTTGGATCAAGGATCCCTCCAATGTAACCGTATCCGATCCAATCGATGTCCGTGCCGCCAGCAATAACTATGCTGAGATCACGGCTATGATTCCGTTCGACATGTATCTGTTCATCAATACCAAGGGTGGCGTACAGTTCGAACTTAAGGGAGACAACAACTTGATTTCTCCGCTAACAGCAGAGATCTCAAGTACGACTTTCTACTCTACGGCAGATCTAGTTGACCCACTAACTTTGGGTAGCCAGATCTATTTCTTCGATAAGCAGAGGTTGTACATCTATCTCAATCAGGAAAGCCGAGAGTTTAACACAGCGGTTGAATTGTCAAATACAGTTCGCGGCTATCTACCAACCAATTATCAGGATGTGACTACTGCGGTCTCGCAGAACTACCTGATAGCGGTAGACGAAGACAATAAGAACAAGCTGTATATGTATTGCAATCGGTTTGATGGTAATCAACTGATTCAATCAGCATTCTGGCGATATAACCTAAACGATATTGACAGCGTGTTTGGTATCAAGGTATGGGATAACTATCTGTATGCCGTTGTAAAGCGTGAATCAGAATCCTCTAGTGCTTGGTATGTTATGAACAACCTACTGGATCAAGAGGATGTATCTATTCCACGTCTTGACAACAGAACGTTGTTGACGATTACCAACCTAAACACAACAGCCAGAGCAGTAGAAACAACCATCAGCGTTCCATACATCCTTGATGAACAGGATTGCTACGTTGTTCTATCTGAAGACTTTGGTGCGGATCTTGAGTATTCAGTCTTTGCCGCGAGCAATGCACAGATCTCAGGATCAACTACTTCAGTTACTTTCTCAGGTATTGACCTGACAGAGCATCTTGGTAAGCGGGTCTATGTAGGAAACACCTATAGGATGTTGATTGAATTGTCTCCACAATTCCTAAGGGGACAGGACAGCAACATTGTCGAGGGTTCGTTGAACCTTAAGACCTTGCAACTAAGACACAATAAGACAGGAACCTATAGAGTCGAGGTAACTCGCCGTGGTAGGACAAACAAACTGGTCTCCGAGTTTTCGGCTACCAATCTTGAAAATACCAATAACATCCAAGAGGATGGAATCTTTATTGCAAAGGTATTTGGCTTAAGCGATACAACCAAGGTTGAGATCATTAATGACAAACTATCTCCTTGCAATATTACTCAGATGGAATTCAAGAGCATCTTCAACAAGAACAATTCTTCATTGAGATAAATATGGCAACAAATCAAACGACAGTTACACTATCAACTGAGGCTACCATCGCCTTTAGTGGTCCTGATTTAGTTCCAATCTCCTATGCTCCACTCACAATGGTGGGTGGTGTTGATCAGCAGGAGCAGTTGCTTCTGTTCCGCAGCGAAATCGATACGGTATCAGGTTTAGATCTGTCACCCCGAGAGTACCGCGACATGGGTCAACTGGCTAGCGATTGGCTAACACTGGATGAAATCAACAGAACAATCACAGCAATCACAATTCCCCCAGGTACCACCTTCACAAGAGATGACGGAAGCGTTATCTCTCTACCAGCATTACTGGCTGGAGAAGCCATTACGGTCAAGCGCGTAAACATCGTCGCTGAACCATATGTAACGTGGACTACTGGTTCGCGCATCACTGCAGACCAACTCAATCTACAGACATCACACCTACTGGGTCTTATCCAAGAGGTAAAGAACACGGCAGACAATGCCATTCTTCGTACTGACTTTGATGCGGTTGTAAACCCATTGGTCGAAGACCTAAGTGCAGGTGGGTTTGTCATCACAAACCTAGCTGAACCAACAAACGACGAAGACGCAGCGACCAAGGTATATGTAGATGATCTAGTAGACGATACCGTTACCTCTCAACTAGGAGCAGCTAACGGTATTGCAACTTTGGATTCATCTGGCAAACTACCAGCATCACAGGCACCTGGTCCTCTAGGTCTATTACCAAGCTCCTTCTTTGCACAAGCAGCCTCTCCAACAAGAGGTACTGTGGGTGATGGGTTGTTTGGCTGGGGATCCCTTTGGTTTAACCTAACTAATGGTAGGTTATATGTCTACATTCCAGACGATAAGTTTGGAGCAGCAACAGAAGCAACGGATGCTGAGATCGGCTATTGGGTCGATGTCTCTGCTCCTGCACAATAAGGTAACTCATGGCTATTAACTTCCCAAACGCTCCAGCCGATGGAGCAATCCACACAGAAGGAACAGTTCAGTGGCAGTTCAGCTCATCTAACAAGAGCTGGACAATGATTACCACTGGCGATCCTGGCATCGACAATGCCACAAACAATGACAATGTACTTGTTGGCTTGAATAGAATTACCGTTGGACCTGACAGTTTCAACGTACAGGTTCCAGCCACAGGTCTTACATTCGATCCTGCTTTGCGTCTTCTCAAGGTAAACGCAAACGCATCACAATTAAACAATCTCCTTGAAATCAGAACCAGTGCAGATGCTCTATTGAATGCCTTTAATCAAAGAGGTGTTCTACAGAATGCTGGTCGTGTATTCTTCACGGATACCACGCCAACCGTAAACGCGGCAGACACTGGACAGCTGTGGTTCGATACCACGGTAGGCGCAACCTCGCTAAAGGTATGGAATGGTTCCGCATGGGTTAGCTCTGGTGGTGGTGTAGATCTTACATCCAACCAAGTTATCTCTGGAGCCAAGACCTTCAGCAACAACATCTCCCTTAGCAGCACCGCCAAGCTATCTGGCAGCGGTGTAAGCAAGTCTGTTGTAATCGCACCAACCAACGGTTCTGGTGTTGCGGTCGATGCCATTACGGCAACCTCTGCAACAACAACCGTCAACAATACCCTAGAGTTCTCAGCTGTTGGCACCAATGCCAAGACAGCCGTAGTAACCCTAGCTGACGATCAGACGATCTCAGGCGCAAAGACCCTAACGAGCAACCTAAAACTAGATGTTTCTGGTGGTGGTAGAATCTTTGCATCATCGCTAACAGATTCCGTTGGTCTTTCAAATGATCTGTTTGTACAACCAAACCTATCATCTGCTGGTAGATCTATTCGCCTGTTCTCAAACAGCAGTAACCTACCAAGCACTGGTATTACCATCAGACCTAAGAACGGAAACAACGTAGGTGAACTCGTTGTAGATGGTACCGCAAGAGTCAGCGGCGATCTTATTGTTACGGGTGCTATTCAAACAGCTGGTTCGCTAGCTGCTGCTTCCGTAGCTATAGGTAGCTTTAAGTCTCAAAACGGAACAGCAGAACAGAACGTAACAACAACACCAAGTCCTTTATCTACACTTACTTTTACTATTTCAGAAGATGTTACTACCTTTACAGGTTCTACCGTAAACGTAGTAAACAATGGAAGTGTGGCAGTTGCGTTTTATTGGAGACGTGAACAATGGACAAGCGGTAATGCTTATGCCTTTGTTGTTAGAAAGGTTACGATACAAGGTAACTCTAGTTGCTCACTTGGAGTAAATGCTGGTACATTTACAATTACATCTGGTAGTGCTACTAATGTAATGGTTGGTGGTAGACCCACCGCTATGGCTTTAGCAGGAGTAACAGATTCTCCAATCGTTATGACCTTGTCTCTAGCGAGTACCTGATATGGAAGTCACCGCACATCCCCTAACGGTAGAGCAGTTGTTGCTCATAATCAGTGTGTTGTTCCTTCCAGCAGGTGGTTGTGTCTATTGGCTAGCTACTAAGATTTCATCTCTGGAAGCAGAGATCAAGTCTATGAAAGATATCAAGACAATAGAACATGAAACAGTAATAAGCAGAGTAGAAAGACTAGAGAAGAATGTCCATGAGATTCGTAATGTTCTTCAAACACTAACACTGGCTATTGTCAGGAGTGGAATCCATGTGGATAAGAACGATCTTAATTAGCATCTCTCTATTTTCATGCTCATCGGTAGAACAAATTCAAAAGAACTCCAATTCAATTCGGTCTCTAGCACAGGACTCAAAGCAAAACTTTGAGAAGATCTATGAAGCAGCAGTCTCAATCCCCCCAAGACTTGAAGAAATCAAGAACAGATCCCATCAAGGGATTTCGGAACAGACCGAGATCGTTGCGAAAACCGAAGGAATCATCGAGGCGACTTCGGGGGTAGTAGATACCGTACCGTGGTGGGCAAACACTATAGAGATAACAATGGTTGCCATTGCTGTTATAGGTGTTGTTGTTCTGCTGTGGTACTCTGGTCTAGGTTCTTTATTCAGAAAGCTTATTGGATATGTCCCCGAAGCTAAACAGCAGGAGGCAAAGCTACTGGATGAAACCCTAAGGGGAGATACATCCCTGAGGGAGACCGTGGCGTTCCTAAGGGCAAAGGATCCAGCTTTGGATACCGCATTCCGAAGGAGAAAGAATGCCAAATTATAAACGTGTAATTCCGCGACCACCCACCGTATCCATCGGTGGCGTGAGTCGCATGTACCTCAATGCAGATGGTGACTTGGTCGTAGAATACGAATCAGGTAACGTCGTTGTCATAGATACAAATGGCGGTGGAACAGGTGGCACACTTATCCTTGATGGTGAGTTTGCTCCGAACACACAGGTCGTTGTCTATGATGGCGGTGACGCTGGCACTGGTGGTACACTAGATGTAAACTCTGGCGGCTCTTTTGAGACGCTGTAACAGGAGGTATTGATGCCAACTGATATTGCCATCATACGAATTCGTAGAGATACCATCGCAAACTGGACATCGGTAAATCCGACTCTAGCCTTGGGTGAAATCTCCTACGATCTTACCAACCACCAAATTAGGGTTGGTGATGGAACCAATGCTTGGCTTGATTTGCCAGTCATTGGTAGCTCTATCATTGCAGATGGAGATAAAGGAGATATCGTCATCTCTGGCGGCGGAACCACTTGGTCGCTAGACTCTGCATTGATGACATTAATTAATAACAAGTTAGATAGCGGTCCACTTGATGGTGGTTCTGCTCCTAGCTTGGATCAACAGATTCAGATTAGAAGAGACATAACCGTAAACTGGGTAGGAACTATCCTAAATGCTGGTGAGATTGGTTATGACTCAAGCTTGAATGAAATTAGAATTGGTAATGGTACAGCTGTTTGGGAAAATCTAGATCCCATCGGCATGCCAAAACTACCAGCCCTTAGCATTACACAACTCAACGACGTAGAGTTTCCAGACACTGCTCCAGCCGAAGGTGAAGTACTTACCTTTGATGAGACAGCTGGTCTCTGGGTAAACAGGGTCATACCAACCCCGTCATTAACTCTTAACGATTTGACCACGGTAACTCTAACGGCACCACAGAACACAGAAATCCTGCAGTTCAATGGTACCCAGTGGGTCAATGCTCCTGGTCCTGTAGCGGGAACAACCATACCGCTAGGTGTTAAGAATGAAATTGAGGTTGTTGGACAAAACGACTGGCAGATTGTAGCAGGAACTATAGAACCAATCGCTCTAGATGTAACACAGACTTTTGTAGAAGATAGACTAGGTCAACCTGGTTGGTTTGCTACGCTTGATGCTGTTGATGTTACCGTTCCTGTAGAACAACTAGGCACTGGTACACCATCAACAACAACTGTATTGCATGGTGATGGTACTTGGGCTGAGCCAACAATTACTCAGGACAACCTCAACCTAGCCCTTCCTGTGAATCCACAGGATGCAGCTACCAAGGATTATACCGATGCCGTCGTTGGTCTTGCCATTGCGGCAAACGTCATCGAAGAACTAGATCAAGCTAACGGCATTGCCGTGCTTAACTCTTCGCGGGTTGTTGCTAAGGAACGCTTGGCAACTGGTACCGCAGACGCTACCAAGTATCTCAAGGGTGATGGCACATGGGCAACTTTGTCTATTGATGCCATGACTGACGTTACTTTGGGAACTCCAATTGGCGGTGATATCCTACAATGGAGTAGTGGTGGTGGCGGTGCTTTTGTTCCTGTTAATAGAGATTCGTATCTATCAGGACACACCCAGGGACTAACCACAATTACAATTCCCGCTCCACAGCAAGTAAGTGGTAGATTGCTTTGGTGGAATAATGATAGCTTGCAACTAAGAACAGTAACACTTACAGACTCTGGTCTTGCAACTGTTACTCACGACAACACAACTAACGAAATAAACGTTGATGTTCCCTCTTCACACCCACATGCTTTGTCTGATCTAACAGTCAGCGGAGCATCCACTGGCAGTGTGGCTGCATGGAATGGAACCAACTGGGTACCAGCTGAGTTTACGGATGGTAACAGTATTTCTGCGTCTTACAATAACGGAACCGAATTGTTCTCCTTTAATCTCACACAAGGTGATAAGGGAGACATTACAGTAAACGGAGACAACACTTGGACTATTGATCCTGGTGTTGTTACCATGCAGAATCTTGCATTTAATAACAGCTTTATGACGCAACCTCTCGATATTATGTGGGGACATCAGTACTATTTTACTGATGGAACTACTACGGGTTCGTTTGTAACATCTGTAGGTACAGAACCAAACCCAACAAACGGTAATGTTGTGCTTACAGGTAATTCGATACAGCTTATAACCAACGCAAATTTAAACGCATCTGTAGCTAGATTTAGACATATGGATCGTGGAAAGGGCGTTGCAGCAGGAACATTTAGACCCTTTAGTAATACAAGGGCTATGTTACAAGCCAAGGTATCCTACACAGGGTCTTCGGATTCTGGTACATTTGCATTTGTTGGTTTTACGGCTACGCACAACCTACAAGATCAAGTATATGTAGCCTTTGTTTGTAATGGAACAACTAATTGGTTTTGTAAAGTAAGAGATGACTTTATTGGAACTGAAGTTGTAGATGTTTCTGTTGATTCTGGAATACCAGTAGCATCAGAAGCAACCTTACGAGTTGAAGTCACACCAACTGGTTTTATATTATCTCAGATAACACTAGATAGCTTTGGAGACGAAGTAGCTACTGTTAAACTTGACTATGTAAGAACAGGTTTAGAAGCGGATGTTGGTACTTATGGTGGATGCGAAATCCGCTCTAGAGGTACATCTAGTCCAGCTCAAACGCTGACTGTAAAGGAAATGTTCTTACATATCGGCAACGAATATAAGGATCTAGCTCCTCTTGATCATACCCACGCCCTTGCCGATCTTGAACAAGGAGGCGCAACCTCAGGTCAAGTCATCAAGTGGAACGGCTCTGCATGGGCAGCTGCTGATGATGCAACTGGCGGTGCTGGAAGTGTTGCCTTAAACGACTTAACGGATGTAACTCTAACCTCTCCTATTGTAAACGATCTTCTTATATTAGGTGCTGGTAATATTTGGATAAATTCAACTAGAGATAGTTGGCTTAATGGACACACCCAACCACTATCTACGATTACCGTTCCAGTTCCACTACAAGCATCTGGAAAATTAATTTGGTGGAATAACGATTCGTTGCAAACACGAACAGTAACACTAGGTGGTACTGGTCTTGCTTCAATTAGTCACGATAACACAGCAAATACCATTACAGTTGATGTTCCTGCCTCACACACTCACGCACAAAGCGATATCACCAACCTTGTTACAGATCTCGCTGGAAAAGCAAGTACGTCACACACCCACTCAGCTGCAGATATAACAACTGGTTCTCTTGCTCTTGCTAGAATAGCACAGGGTGGAGCAACAGCTGGTCAGGTTCTCAAGTGGAATAACATATCTGCTGTGTGGGAACCAGGAACAGATAACACAGGCGGCTCAGCATCTCCTGGTGGATCAGATAGACAAGTACAGTTCAATGACAGTAACTTGGTTATTGCAGGTGCATCACAGGTAGAGATAGAAGCTGGTGGTAATCTTAAACTGATTAAGCCAAGTTCTTCTCCTTCTGCTCCAGCTGCCGACAGTTTGGTGGTTTATCCCCTAGATCTGGGTGGAAAAGATTTACTTGCTTATACAGATTCATCGGGTTATGCAACAAACTTACAGCATTGTTTGTCAAGAAATAACATTAGATGGTGGAAAGCATGTACGGCTTCCGCACAGGCTTCCGCTGATGTCGGAGCTGACTTTGTCACAACGGGTACAATGACCGCCGCAACAATTAGCTCAGCAAACTTTCAAGCAAGTTGTGGTCGAGTGGCTTTAGTAGCAACCGCAACAACAGCCCAAACAGAAGTAGACCTTAGAATAAACGGTCTACAGTGTTTTAGAGGAGATGGCACAAACAACAATAGAGGTGGTTTCTTCTTTAACTGTAGATTTGGGTTTAATGATTCTGTTGGTGCAACCACAACCCAATTTGCTGGTTTAAACTCACAGAATGCTGTTACAAACATTGCGGATGCCAGTCCAGACCATAGCTCCTTACCTGATGCTATCGGTGTTTGTAAGCGAAACGGAGACACCAACTGGTTTATTCAACACAGAGCTGGAACAGCGGCATCTACTTTTACAGATACTGGCATAGCTATTTCTAGTACAACTATGTATGATCTAGTTGTGTACACGCCACCTAATGGTAGTACTATTCATTTTAGATTTGAAGATCTAGAAACTGGAACAGCCTTCAACTACTCAACCTCTTCAAACATACCAACAAACACACAAACACTAACGGGACACGCTTGGAGATCAAACGGAGCTACAACAGGTTCTGTTAACATGCAACTTTCTGTTATGTATTTGGAGACTAAGTTCTAATGGCTAACCCACTATTTACGGTTGACCGCAGACCCTGCGTTCACCTATCCTTGAACATCTCCAGCACCGATAATACTTTCTGGTCTGGAAATGCGGATCTTTGTGAGGCTGTAATCGATGACGCAACTGGAAACAGACTTGCTGGTATCGATGCAACCACAAACATCGGTGTACAGATGTTCATCAATACGATGCAATATCACTGGGAACGAGGCATTAGACGGTTCATTATCAACAGCCCTTGCGGTTCTCTGGATAACGGAGCACCAACTGTTGCGTATGCTGGTATTCTTGACCCAATGAAGCAACGAAAAGTACAGCGTGAAAACGGAGCTTTCGTTCCAAACCCCTTCAAGGCTGTTTGGAAGAATAACGGATATGTTGTACCAGACCTTGCTTCGGTTGACTCAGCCAACTTCATTGCTGGTGCTCAGTTCGCTCAGTGGTTTACACTGCTGAGATCTTGGCTACTTGGCATTGGTGGCTATTCAACCAACAAGTTGGATATCGATCCAGTTGAGATCTATCTGTATACTTCCTTTGCCATTCCTCTTGGACCAAGCGGAACACCAATAACCACAAGAAACTGGGTACGATATCCTGGAAACGAGAACAATGCTACGTTCCAGAATCAACCAGATGGTTTTGCTTTCCCAGATCCAGAGAATATTGCATCACATGCAACATTCTTGCAGAATGAGTTCAGACCTTGGTATGAGTGTGGTATCTGCGGTGTAGGTGCAGACGTTGGTCTATATGCTTGGAACCATAGACGTGGTTCTTGGGTATATTTCAACAATCCAACTACACCAGCCAACTTCAGCAATCCAGTTACAAACATGAAGAAGTGGTTTAACTCGGATTACTTTAGCTTGACTAGAGGTGTAAACCCAGGTCAACGACTTTCGTTGACAACGAAGTTTACATATTTTCAAGAGATCCACCCCTGGGATCTAGATCCAGCACGGATCACCAATAGAAGTGAAACCCTCAGTTTCCCCAAGGCGGGAACAGAAGAGGCTCATGCTCTGTTGGATTCTTGGGGCAGCAATGGAGATACCAACTCTACAGCATACAAGGGTAGCTGGCAGCACTATAGTCCATACATCATCGCTACTGAAAACATGACATCATGGATTAACGGCGGCTATGCCAATGCAACAACCCTGTATAATGGAGCCGATCCAAACAGAAAGTGGAGATTTGATCCAGACACAACTGAGATCCATCTTCTAGCTACTAGTTTGGCTAAGCCCTTTACTAATGCAACGGATCCAACCTTAACGGCTCTTTCCGCTGACATTAACAACCCAGCCACTCAGTCTATTATTGAAGACTGTGCGGACTGGTGGATTGATTATTTAAACCGTGGTTATGTATACCAGCCCGTTATATATCATACTGGATATCTGGTTGAACGCCACATTCACAAACGGATCATGCAGCACCTGAATCTCTGGCCTGTATCTGATCCCGCACCATAAGGAAAACTTATGCTACTAGCAACTCTCGATTCGTTTCTCG